AGAATTCATTACCATTTGTATCCTTCAGCGGAGTGATAGCAACATTATAGTAACCAGTGGTATCATCACCACCTGAACCATTAAATGAAGCAAACATTTCCACATTAGGGAGATAGATAGCTGATGTCTTATCATCTGATTGCATGAACAGAGCACCGGTTACCTTCTTCGGAGTAAGAGAATAGCCCTTACCTGAATACTTATAGCCACCGATGGCACCAGAAATAACTGCTGCTGATGAACCACTTTCAAAGAATAAATCTGATACAGGACCAGCGATAGAGCTTACCTGCATGCTAATATCTGCATCACCCTGCTGAGCTCCAGTCTTCCATGTTCTACCTTCTGTAAGCTTTACTCGGTTTACTGTTGGAGCTCCAGTATCAAAAGTAAGGCCGTCAGCCAAAACAGGAAGCTCCATATCAAAAGTAGTAATAGCTGAGAGAGCCTGATTTGGAGTACTGATATAGTAGACATTTGCCATCTTTGAGATAAGCTCATGCAAACTTTCTAGTGTGGTTGTAATTGATATATTAGCCATATTCGTTTATTTTTTAATTATTAACCTAAAAGAAATTATAATACTATGATAACCTATATCATCAGCTTTGCAAGCAAGTAAAAGAGGCTCGTTATTGCAACGGTATAGCCCAGGTTCACGCAAAGGAAACAAAGACATAACATTATCAGTTAAGCTTTCTAGTATATTTGTTTTCTCTACATTACTGTCCTTAGCAAAAATAGATATAGTAAAGTCTGTAAAGTGTTCTATGCGAGAATAAGGAATAATGCTACCCATACGAACCACAGCAAATGTATCCATTTGTACTGTAGAGGCTGCTGGTCTGTTAGTCACAAAGACATTTGCTATTCCAGCTTCCTTTACTTTTTTGAATATACTTTGCAGTACTTCTTTCCTATGATAAGTATTTGTAGACATTAATTCTTAGCTTTATCACAATAAACACTTGTTCCTAAATTTCCTACATAAGCATCTGAGATAGGCATTTTAACGAAAGTATCTTGACAGTCTGTGCAATCAACAAACATACCGGCCTTAATACCTTCTACTATTGCACCATATTCCTCGCCAGTGTCAGGATCTATTTGTCCTAGCTGAATACGATAATCGCCTTTATAGACTTCGTCCTGCTTAAAAGCTCTTATAGACGTATTGCGTTCTTTGCGGCAAACACCTTCCCAAACGATAACTCTTTCTCCATCACTAAAGGAATCATCTTCGCTTAATGAATAGATTGTGCAAGTATGAGGAAATCTTTTAAACTCTACCATATCAAAAGTTGATTAGCCGAATTCCACTCGTTAAACGAGGTTCATTCCACTTGTCAAATAATGCGTTGTACTTTGCTTTCCATTCAGCAATATTGGCGCTTGAAACTTGCCAGCCACCTTCTGACTTAGCCCAACCTCCATCCTGAACTTTTGAGGTTCCACCGCTTGTAGGCAAATTGCTTAACCAATAGTAGGCCGTTCCTTCTGCTAAATCTCGGTCTTTCTCGGGTAACGCTGCATATTCTTCATCACCTGTTAAACCTCTTTTTGCAAGTATTGTTTGGAGCCCCGCCACCGTAATTAATGGCGAAACTCCTTTCAATACACTGCTTATGGTCAAAACGTCTGACATAAGTTTCCTATTTTAAGCTGATACCTTGCTTACGAATATCCACTGTGGTACGCTAGGAACACACAGCTGAGCAAACTCAGACTCAATGTATACAGAGTGCGTCTTTGGATTAGCTCTCTGAGTAAGCAACAAACGGTCTCCATCGAATCGAGCAACCTTGTCCTGTTCGTAACCAATAGCCAATGGTGCAACACCCTGGATATTACCAAGATTACCTGTAGGCAAGAACACGATATTCTGAGGATCGAAGTTATCTACACGGGTAGTAATCAAATCTGGATCTCCATTCTCATCAGTACCAGGAGCATCAACGTAAGCATAAGTCTCACGAACAACAATTTCATCAACCTTAATCATCTTACGAATAGCTTCCATAAATGCAGAATCGTCCATAACCTTAACATTGTTAGCTGCAATTTCAGGACTAGAAGCGTTAGGGTAGAAGTAAGCTGCTAGTTTGGCAATTACTTTGCTATGAGTCAGCAAATCTTCCCAGAGGTCACGTCCGATTTCCATTTTCAAACCACCAACATAGTGCTTTGTTCTACGGATATACTTAACACGGTCCTTCATGTATTGAATTGGGTCGGAAGCAGAACCTTCTGCACTGTGGTCTGCTGCGGTAAACCAACGTTTTGTACCAGTCAATTCGTCTGGTGCTGCTACACCGAATTCAATAGAAATGCCCTGTAGACCACGAGGATTGTTTACTGAGTTGATATCAAACTTACCTGTTGAGATTACACGATGACGGATATGAGTCAGTGCATTGCGATAAGACTGTATCAAGCCGTCTGTACCTTCGTCTACCAACCCCATGAAAATGTCCTGCATCTCAGGAGTTAGAGCAGCATTACCAACACGGCTCAACAATTGCAGCTGTTCGTTGATAATAGTGCGGTTAAAACGGTAATAACGCTTTGCTGTAGGGATATTACCTGTACGGCCACTGATAGACTTCAGTGCAGCCTCATAGCCAGGAGACTCAGGATCAACCCAAGTAGGGAGCGCTGTTGCACCAACAGAAGCAATAAGCTGTGCAAAAGTGTAGTTGATACTTGTTGGAGCGAAAGAGAAACCGTCTACGTTAAGCTCGTTGAACTTTTCCTCATAACGGTCAACCCACTCTTGCCAAGTCAAACCACCAAGACCGTTATCAAAAACGGTAAAAAGTGATAATGGAGTAGTATTCATAATCTAAACCTTTCTTTTAATTAGCTAACAAACTTGATTTCAGAAAGAGCAGCTATTCCTTTAACAATTGGGAGAACTTCTGCATCGAGCATGTAAGAATAGATCTCGCCAGCATAAATAACTGTAGCGGTGCCTTTTGCCACACCTTCCTCAATCTGAATATCACATAGAGTGAAACCATTAATACCAAGTGTAGAAACATCCTCGGCAGAAGTAATCTGAGTCTTTGTGTATACGGTTACAACTTTACCACCATTACCACCCAAATCTTCCCACTTGCATGGAGTACCAGCAGGGATTTTACCTACACCATTCGTCATAAAACCAGTTAAATCAGTGATTACACCACCTACTGGGAACTGGTCCTTCACTTCTCGCCATACCTTACGGCTATGACCTACAGAAAGTGTTTTTGAACCGAAAGTATTACCAAATGCCATAATCTGATAATTTTAAAGAGTTAAACATTTTTTATTTACCCCAACCCTCTTTTTTGGCTTTACGTGCAAAGAATGCATCAGCTACGCTGTGTTTACCACTTCTATCACCAGAAGATGATACACGGGGTGTTGCACCTTCTCCACGGCACTCTTTGTACTCTGTATCGTACTTTTTAAGATATTCTTCGGTCAATTCATCAACCGACTTATCTGTAGCGAATACCACACCTTTAAGAGTGTTGTTTAAGACATATTCGTCTTCAGCACCTTTGGCTTTCATGGCAGCTTTAACATTTCTAAGAATTTCTTCTTGTGCCTTTGCCTTTTCTGCATTATTTGCACGTTCTGTTAATTGCTGCACAGTTTGCTTTAGTGCTTCCAGCTCCTTGTCCGAACTATGATCTTCATGTCCTTCACCTTTTAATAAAGTCTTAATTTCGGCAAGTTGCTCCTGACTCATAGTCTTGATTGTGTCCGCATCGAGCTTAAAGTTTTTCTTTGCTTCTGCAAACTTTGTTGAAAAATCGTGATTAAACTGTCCTTGCAAAGATTTGACAATACCTGCAACTTTATCAAAGTACGCATCATCTGGCTCTTCACCTGTTACAGGGAAGTTTTCTACGATTGTTTGGATTGTTTTTGAGGATAAATCGGTGTTTCCGACTTTCTCTTGAACGGTAGAAACGATTTTTTCTGTTTCCATAATATATATATAGTTAATGTTATCCTAAATCAGCTGTTTCCTCACGGATTAATCAAAATAATATAATGTTATCCTAAATACAATCTTTGTTTGTTGCGAATATACAATTATTTTAATTATAATGCAAATAAAATTGTATTTATTTTCTAAAATATTGTAGAAAATAGCCTTTTATTGCTATATTTGCATGTAAGGATATGTATTTAGGATAATGAACATAAAACTAAATGGTATAAATAAAAAGTTAGAGCAGACTTTTCACGAATTAAATCTTCGGATAATCAGCGAAAATGATGTCGATAAAATAAGGACCGAATGGAAACGTACTCATAATCCGCATATTGTTGCTGCACAATCTGGAGGACAGTCAAGAATGCTTGCATCAGATGCCGACATCAGTATTGTTGGTGGTGGCCGCGGTGGAGGTAAATCTGCTGCTCTAATCTTTAATGGTTTGTATGATTATAATAATCCTAACTTTAGAGCTATTATCTTCCGTAAGGAACTTGATGACCTTTCGGATATCATAGATACTTCTAATGACTTCTATAAGACTATAGGAACATACAACCGTGCTAAAAACGATATGACCTGGAATTTTAACAATGGAGGTTGGCTTACATTTTCATTCCATGATATGGATGAGTCTGACTTTCACGATAGATACCAGGGTAAGCAGTATTCTTATATTGGCATTGACGAGGTTACACAAATCTCATATTCAAAATTTAAAGTCTTAACGATGAGTAATCGTAATGCTTACGGAATACGCAATAGAATTGTAGGCACATGTAACCCTGATCCTGATAGCTGGGTAGCTAGACTGATAGAATGGTGGATAGATCAGGAAACAGGTTTACCAATACCAGAGCGTGACGGTGTAGTAAGATACTGTTTTATGGACGGCAATGATGTGTCACAAATAGTTTGGGGAGATACTAGGGAAGAAGTCTTTGAGAAGTGTAAGAGTACGCTCATGCAGCACTGGAAGCCTGAATTCGAACAATATGGTTCGCCAAAAGATTTGCTTATTAAATCGGTTACATTCGTGCAGGCAAAATTATCTGAAAATGATGCATTGATGTCTAGCGACCCTAGCTATCTTGCTAACTTGATGTCACAGCCAGAAGAAGTGCGAGCAAGGTTCTTAGATGGAAACTGGAAATATAAGGCTGTAGGAGATGATATCATTAAAACTGAACACATGGAGCGCTTCTATAGCAATGCTGAACAGGTTAATGATAAAACAAGATACATTACATGTGATGCAGCGTTTGATGGTGGAGATAAGTGCGTATTTTGGCTATGGATTGGTAATCATATTGCTGATATAGAAGTATGCTCTAAGGACGCACAAGATACGGTTAATTTCGCAAGAAACTTGCTTGAAAGATGGAGAGTACGGGAAGAAAACTTTGCATATGACTTATTAGGTGTCGGCCATGTTTTTAAAGGCTATTTTAGAAAAGCACTTCCTTTTAATGCGAAAGAAGCTGTTGACAAAAAATACAAAGGAATATACTACAATTTGAAAGCGCAAGCATTTACATTGTTTGCCGATCATATTAAAGATGGCACATATTCTATAGATAGCTCTTTGCTTGAACGAAAATATAGTGGTAAAGGATATAAAAACAAAACTCTGAAAGAAATTCTTAATGAAGAGAGAAGATGTATTCGTTTCAGGGAAGATGATCCTAGTCGTGTTATCGACAAGCAAAAACAGATGAAAAAACTTATCCATAGGTCTCCAGACTTTATAGAAGGTGCTACTATCAGAGAGATTTTTAACATAAAAGGAAAACGGCATTCACAACCAAAAAATCTAGGTCTGCTTACTGGTAGCGCTAATAGAAGACAGAGACATGCTTATGGAATTGGTTATAGGGTAACAAACATGGGTTGGTAACGGGAAAAACCCGTTGGAATACCCGTTATTAATTCATATTAATTATGTTAGTAAAAGATTATTTAAGGAAAAAACCTTTTTACAGACTTATGAATAGTGGTCTGTACGTTAACGGTGAACGTATTCAACCTGTAGATACAATGGTGTATCGAGAAAAAAGGTTGTTTGGTAGGGTAATGACTCAAACGGATTATGTAGAGGAATTTACTCCGTCTGCCCACCGAATTATGAACGAGCTTTTCTTTCCCGAAAGTTACGGTTATGGCGAGGTGATAGATGAGAATGGAGAAAAGTATGAGACAATGTATCGTGAAGAGACTTTTCGTGTCCAGGTGCCTTTGCAAGATGTTATCACTGTACAAAGATTAGTGCATCTATGTGGTAATGATATCCATTTCGAGCTAAATGATAGTGTTGTTTCAGAAGAGCTTCAAAATCGCTTCCTACAGTTCCAAAAGGGCTGGCTGGAGAAGAATATGGATATAGCATTCTATTATTTGGCAAAGTCTGTTCATATCACTGCTGATGGTGCTATAGTCTACTTCATGAACAGAGGAAAGCTTGGTACACGTAATCTTTCATTCCTTAATGGTGATATTTTATTCCCTCACTATGATTTTAGTGGAGAAATGGATTATTTCGCCAGAAAGTATAAAGATTATGATGAAAATGGTATTGAAGTTACAGAGTATGTCGAGGTATGGGATAAAACATATATGACTCGCTACAAGAAGTCTGTTTATGGTCTAGCTGGTACTTATAATAGGATAAAAGATATATTGGGCCTTGATGGCTATGAAATGGTAAATGAACCTATGCGACATGGCTTTAATAGGGTTCCTGTTGTATATATGAGAAGTTCTGATAGTAATCCATGTTGGGGTAAAGTACAGCCGCTTATAGAACAAATCGAAGTTGCTCTATCTTATTGGGCTAAGGCATGTGCGTCTACAGCTAATGATGCATATGTTATGAAGGGTGATGATGTTTCAATAAAGGGTGATCCTCTAGGCCGTGTCCGTGCTTTCACAATGGGCAAAGATGATAGTGTTTCACTGCTCGAAAAGAATAGCTCTAATGAATATTTCCAAAACTATGTAAATAGGCTGTTCAAAGAATGTTTCAGGGGCTCGTATATCATAGAACCACCTGAATTAAAGTCAGGCGATACACCAGCAGCAGCAATTAAGTTACTTTATTCTCCTAACCTGGAAAAGGCAAAGTTGGAAGCAAAGGAATATAAAAAAGCTATTGATGATATGAAAACGCTGTTCTGCGAAGGTTATGGTATCGAACTAGGAAAGGTTACAAAGGGGGTAGAATTGTCCTCACACATTTTTGGCTGGATTATTCCTTATGTGACAGAGAATACAGCAGAGCTTATTAATAACTTAGTACAATCTGTTGGAGCCGGTATCTTGTCAAAACAGACTGCAAGTGAGTTAACAGGATATGATACTAATGCAGAGTGGGATAGATTACTTAAAGAACATAAGCTAGAGGATAGCATGGATAGACTCACACAATTAAGAAAACAAACTGAGTAGCTTTTGTATGTTATAACACTTGCTTTTTTATATATCAATAAATAGATTTGGTGTAGAAAAAAACAGATAGGGAGGTTGCTATAAACTACCTCCCTTTTATTTTTATAAACCTTCAGACTTATCGTATACTTTTCCTGTAGAGCTATAGTCCTTCTCTATCTTTATAGTACTATTCTCATACTGAAAAGCATTCACAATTGAACCTTCTGTAGAGCGTAATGTAATATTGCTATTATGTCTTACATGGATAGTTGCAGCGCTGAATAGTCCGAAATTCATATAACCAGTACAATTGCCTAATAGAATATAGGTTCCACTGAATGCATTATCCATTTCTATATGTTCGTCCAGGAAAATGTTGTGACGATGTAGATCATCTAAAGATATATTTTCACGGATAAAATCAATGTTTGGATAATCGTTATCAATACAGAAGTCCAAACCTCTAACATACATGTCCAATAATATATCGATATTTACATTATCGGTCCATTCTCTATAGAACTTTTTGCAGATTCCTAGCGATACTGCCTTTTCTTTAAGGATTTTGTTTAATTGAGAAAATTCCATATTTTAAATATTAAAAATATATTACAAAACAACAACAATTTTGATGATAAGGAGGAATTGCGTCTCTGTCACTGATAGGGTGTATACCTACATATGAATCACACAAATCACATGGGTAGCTGGATCCACGCTCCACCTTATACCATTTGTGTTTATTCTTATTCTGTTCGTACTGGTCCTCCATCCAGGCATCCGCAATAACATAAGTGCCCATGCGTTCTAATGCTTTCTTGCTCGCTGTTGGTACTCCATGACCATAGTGAGGCTTATTAAAATCTACAGCAAAAACACCTTTATTATCCTTTTGTGCAGACTTGACATAAGGATTATCCCATGGATTATCACGGTAATTTCTTATAGCTTTCAGAATATCTTCTTTCTTCTTGCCTAGGATAAGTCCGGCTACAATACCTACTTCTAATTCCTTCTTGAAGTGTGAAACATATTCTTCTG